CGTAACTATATAATTGGTGATGTGGAAAGTGGGAATTGGTCTTTCAATGCCGAAATTATGAATGAAATAGATCTTTACGAAGCAGTTTATAGTACAGGCTCTCGGGTGAACACTGTAGCTAAGGCATGTAAAAAGGATGAAATTGTATCCTCGGAGAAGTGTAGGGTATTTTATAGTAATCCAATAGCACTAACAGTGTTGATCCGCAAGTATTTCTTGCCCATTATCCGTTTTATGCAGTTGAATCCCTTACTCACGGAGTGTGCTGTTGGTGTTAATGCTCACTCAAGTGAGTGGGAAGAGTTGGTGGATTATGCACTTGAATATGGCGAGGATAGGATTATAGCTGGTGATTATTCCAAGTATGATCAGAAAATCCCAAGCCAACTGTTGCTGGCTGCGTTTGACATTTTGATAGAAATAGCTTCTGATTTTGGCTATACACCAGCAGCGCAGACTATTATGCGTGCGATGGCGTCTGATGTTGTTTATGCCAATTTGATGTTCAATGGGGATTTTGTGACCCTAACTTCCGGGGGTCACATTAGTGGAAATTCACTCACAGTCATTCTGAACGGCATAGTTGGTTCGCTGAATTTAAGGTATGTGTATTATTCAACACCGCGTGATGATAACTTTCGTTCTAATGTCCATCTCATTACCTATGGGGATGACAACATTGGTAGTGTAAAGAGTACTTGCAACGAGTTTGATATTAGTGTTATCTCGCGTGTTTTAGGCGATTTTGGGCAGACTTATACTATGCCTGATAAGAAGAGTGCGATTACACCTTTTTTACCACTTGAGGAATTTGAGTTTCTTAAGAGGAAAAGTGTATACATTGAAGAGATAGGTTGTGCTGTAGGGGCACTTAATGAAACTTCCATTTTTAAGAGTTTACATTGCTTTTTGCGACCAAGAAAGACGCCGCTTACTGAGAAGCAGGCTTGTGCTCAAAATATGGATATGGCGATTCGAGAGTGGTTTAATCATGGTCCAAGTCTATATGAGCAAAGACGAGCGGAAATGTTACTGATCGCGGAACGTTTAGAGATTGTCCACTTGGTTCCGAATTTGGGGAAGACTTTTAGTCACGTTGTCTTAGAATGGAAAGATAAGTATTAGACCTCGAATATGTCTTAAAACTATTCACCCCGTACACCCATGGGGTTTCTGTGTAAAGTTGAAGAGGTGATGACATCTATGGATACCGAATGACGTTATGACCCACACTGATTTTAGGCTTGATGTTATAGGGCTTGTGTTCTATTTAGAACAGTGTACCCGCACAATGGTCAAAAATGCAATGTTTGATGAGTGAAGAACGTTGTAAATAAAAACACTCGGTTCTTGTAAATATTTTTGTAATAATGATAATAATGAGACCTCGGAAGAATGTTCACAACAATGTTGTGTAAGGCAATCTCAAATAAGAGATAACATTAAAAGGATGTTGGGTGAGACCAACCAAGAGTGGAAAGAACGCATTTCAGAGGAAGGTGTATATCATTTGATATGCGTGAGGATGATAGTTGAAGAGTTAGGTGTCTTGGATGGCACACTCTGCACCTCAGAAGTAGCCTCAATGTCTCTTCTCTCAAATCAGTCTGGTGAGGAGTTTGATGATCTTTCGGTAGAGATCACCAGGTTGAATAAGTTAATAGCTCAGAGAAATCAGGATGGGATGAGTGTTATCTCATTTGATAGCACTCCCCAGCAAGGTCCACGAACGAGGGAAGAGATCTTAGCAGATAAAGGAAAGCAGGAGAAAGTGTTATATTCTGTTAAACGTTTTGGAGATTTTAGGACCCCCAAGTATAAGGAAGCTCGTAGGAGGTGGAGGCTTGATGTTGAAGACCTTGAGAAGTTACCCAATCAATCTGGTCCGGAGAAGATAATGAAATTTTCACCACGTAGGGTTGAAACCAACGTTGAATTTGGAGATAATGAAAGTGAATTTGGTTTTGATCTTAGTGGGGAAATGGACATGACTCGTGGAGTTAATGATACGAATGATGTGGATTTGTCTTCTTTTCTTTCTCGACCAGTCAGGATTTATTCGACATCAGAGATTACTCCTACCCCTGGGTGGCAGTATGGTGGATCAATTGATGCCGTGATAGATCCTTGGACTCTTTTTGTCAATAATAAGAGAGTTATTAATAGGGTCAACAATTTTAACCTTGTACGTGGGAATTTGCATGTTAAAGTAACAGTAAATGGTAACAGCTTCTCTTATGGACGAGCGATATGTTACTATTTACCGTATGCAACAATGGATGATTTTAGTACTACTGCTGTTGGTAGTTTAACTACTTTGGACATTGTGCAGGGCTCTCAAATGCCACATGTATATATTGATCCAACCACCTCGACAGCGGGCGAGATGGTGCTCCCCTTCTTTTATCACTATAATAATGCCGATTTACCGGCTGGTGACTATGGGGATCTGGGGCGTTTGGTGATTACAACAATGAATGTCCTACGTCATGCCAATGATGCTGCCACTAGTAGAGCGATTGATATTAACATCTTTGCTTGGATGGAGAATGCGGTAGTAAGTGTACCTACATCGAATAATGCAATTGGTTTGGTGAGTCAATCTGGTGAAGAGGTTGATAAGGCCAATGCGAAGGGTGTTGTTTCTGGACCTGCTAGTGCCTTGAGTAAAGTTGCAATGACTTTGTCGTCTATTCCAATGATTCGCCCATATGCGATGGCCACCTCTATGGTGGCTGGAACATTAAGTGAAGTAGCTCGGTTGTTTGGGTATTCACGTCCACCCATAACCAAAGCGCCTGAACCTTATAATCCAAGGATTGTGTCAAGTTTGGCAAATGGTACTGTCCCAGATGCCTTGCAAAAGTTGACTCTGGATGATAAGCAGGAGTTGACAATTGATCCACGTATCGCAGGTATGGATGCCACCGATCCACTGGCAATTAAGAATATTGCTTGTAGAGAGAGTTTCTGGTTTACCACCAATTGGCCAGTAGCGACGGCAACAGGTGAAATGTTGTGTGAAATCGCTGTTAATCCAGTGACTTGGAGAGAAGTTGGTGGATCACCATCGACTGGATACCAATTTACTGCTGTCGGATTTGCTGCCCTACCATTTCAATTTTGGTCTGGTTCAATGAAATATAGATTTCAAGTGGTTTGTTCTAAATTTCACAGAGGCCGTATAGCTGTGGTTTACGATCCCAATTATGTGCAAAAGTCTGGTGGGAAATTTGAGGAGTATAATGTGAATTATATGCAGATTGTGGATATCTCCGAAGTTCGAGACTTTGAAATTCAAGTCCAAAATGGCCAAGCATTTTCTTTACTTGAGAGTGCTGCGCCTGGTTCTTCAGAAGATAGTATTGACACTTTTAAGACCAATGCTAATCCTGCGTTTACGAATAAGCAATCATTTGGTAATGGGATTCTTGGTCTTTATGTGCTCAATGAGTTGGTCTCACCTGATTACACTGTAACAAATGATATAGAGATTAACGTCTTTGTGTCAGCTGGTGATGATTTTGAGGTGTATGTGCCCAATGATATCTTTTCCTCATTCGTCTTCAAGTCTCAATCTGGTGAGGAGCCGACGATAACTGCCTCAAGTCCTAGTCTACAGCAGGGTGAGAGTATGATCAATGGTCTAGAGTCTGATGAGCCCCCTGAAGTGACTAGTATTTATGTGGGCGAAAAAGTAAAGTCCTTTCGTACACTTTTAAAGAGATATGCATTGTGGAGATCGTTTGCTGTGTATGGTAGCACTAATAGGATCTTTCACGTTGATCTGTGTCCATATCCCTACATGAGGGGAAATGCACTAGGGGCAGCAACAGTGAATGAACGTTCAACTGAGTCTGGTCTCCCCTTTTATACTTTCTCGAACACACTTTTGTTACATTGGGTGACAAAGGCGTTTTCTGGATGGAGAGGTTCTTTGAGGTACAAAATCCTAAACGGGAGCGATTTTGTAACACTTCGTCATAGGGTGGCTTTAAGAGACCTTGCTGGAGATTATTCCCAGACGGTGAGAGACCCTGCTAATGCTGGTTATCCACTTAACACTAATGCCAAGATATCTTCAGAGTCTTTGCCAGGTTTTGTTCCTCCTTCATCATTAACAACTGGTACGTTTGTGCGTGGTGAGTATGGTAGTGCTTATGCCGCTAGTAGTGTGAATTCAGCAATGGAATTTGAGATACCTTTCTTTTCTCAGTATAGGTTTGAACCTGGAAAGAGGGGAAACTATGCTGAAGATATAGGATTATATCAATTTCCCATTGAGATTAGTTCTGAAGCTCGTAACACCGCAGGTAATGATGTTACGGGCATGCACTATATGGTGGCTACAGGTGAGGATTTTCAAACATATTTCTTCACTGGTTTACCTCGTGTGTACTATGAGGGAACACCTCCCGTTGCCAACTAAGAGAAAACTTAGTTTAAATAAACTTTTTGACTAGTAATTACTAGTAGCACACTGTGGTCGTGTGCGCATGGAGACATGTTGGTTTTCGCCGTATTTTATTTTGTGATTTTAAATTTTTACTGGCGAAGCCAGGTTTTTAACGGATCACAATTTTAATTAGCGGAAGTCTTTTAAAAGAAAGAGGATGGAACTATTTTTGCGCCTTCTTTCTCGCTGACCTCTAATGCAAAAAAAAAAAAAAAAAAAAAAAAAAA